ACACAATTTTTCCAGCCCGACCGAGGCGAAATACGCGAAGGTTTCCGAGCGTGAAGAAATCGCTAAGGAGCAGGAGCTGCAGAAGGTCTATAAGCGGATTTGGCTCCCGCCGCCAGTCCAGCACAGCCCTTGGGATTAGCCGACTTGTGAATCGCCCCAGCCCTGCATCTCGCAGGTCGGGACGCAAGAGATCGCCGCGATCGCCCTAGACCCCCTACGGCCTGGGCCGACCGACCATGTCCAGAGCGGGCTGGTCCCCCATAGTCGGTTCTCCCGGTCTGCAGGCATGCTGAACCAGACGCCTTCTCGCCCCCCGCGGACCGCAGCGCCGCCACTGGTGGCCACAGGCTAGCGGGAAAGCATTTAAATCGGCTGATCGTCCGCAGTCCGTGCGCTGGGCGAGAGCCGTTGGAAACTCTTTCATCGACCCCGCGGGCTAGCGATCTGCTTTAGGTACGCGATCAGGGCGTTGAGGTCGGTGTCCGGTACTAAGGTTGGGGGAAACGCAGGCATTTGCTGTCGCGGTGTCGGTCCAGATTTCTTTCCGGACCCGCGCTATGTGGGAGAAGGCGGTGCGGGCAGCGCAGCGCGGTTCGGCGTTACCGTGCCGTCACCCGGCGGCTTCGATCGCCCGTCGCCGATGTTGGGCGCGATTTTCTTGACAAAATAATCCGAGCTGACCAGCGGAGGCGCAAGATTTGCGGTGCGTCTCTAGACATCGGACCTACGGCCATCGATGCGAGGTTCGTACCAGACTCCCCGCTGGAGGGGACAGTCTACTGCGAACTCGTCTCGGAAGGGTCCTTGGGAAATAAGTTCCGATTTTCGGTGAATTCTGGATGATACCGGCATCGTAAAACGCCGTTTCGCGCTCGTATTCGCCGGAAATAGTACGCCCTTCCCCCGGCGGGTCGGCCCCCGTTATCCGCTGTTAGACTGTTGTTATGATGTTTGTTTCCCAGGAATGGGCGTTTGAACAGGGGGTGAAATTACCGTCTATAAAAAAGAGCCGGTTCGACTACACCCATGTCTGTTACGAGCTCAAAAGCTTATTTGATTTCAATCTCTTGCGCGATCCCGGGCCCATCGTCGAATTTACCGCGATACTGCTGCCCTTGTCGACTACCATATCTTGCGGTATTTCGTCGCTCGCCTACTAAAATACTCGATTGGCCTGGCGCGCCGCTGGCGTCGTGCGACCTAAGAGAGGGGATAGGATGATCGGGGCCGTGGATAAGAAGACGTACTGGGATCTTAGCGACACCGTGATGTGGATTTGTACGCGGGATGAGCAACGGGTTGCGACCATGTGGGACATGAACGAGACCGATAAACTGGGTCTGGCCCTTTCCGGGATGAGGGTGCAAAGGGCGATCCGGTCGCGTCCAGGGCCTTCGGGGTCAAATTTCGGCGCTGATTGGGGACCGGCTGCGCCCCAGGGCGACGGCAGACCGTCAAGCCAGGGCTTGCGAGACTTGGGAGACGTTCTCAGGAAAGTGCACAGCGGTCGTGTTCGGATGACGGCGATCAGATGTGACGGGGCTAGCGATCGTCAAATTGCGGTGCCGCTGCCCGAGCTAAACGACTTGAGCTTCCGGCTCATCCCGGGCCATCCGGTTGCGCCGGCGGGATTATGGTCGCGATCGCGCGGTATCCTGGTTTGGAGAGCGCCACAGTTTTTGCGTGTGGATGTGGTCAGCGTCTGGCCGGCGCCGAACACCAAGACCGCCGCGGTTTCCGTTGCGCTTCTGCGCCATTTACGGGAGATCATGACTCCCGAGGCGGCGCTCACCAAAGTCGAAGCACAGCGGCGGTGCTTGGCCGAGGTGACTAACGCCTACCCTGAAGCTTTTAAGAAGGCCTGGGCGGAATTGGACCCCTCTCGCAAGAGAGCGCGCGGCAAGCACGGTCCGAGGCATTGATCAATCGGAAACCCCCGAATGAAACCTTCGGCCGGTAAAAGCACCTGAGATTTTTCATCGATCGCGACGAACGCAAATCCGTGGGAAGCGATGCTGGAAGCCATCGGCTGTCACGGAGTGAAAAATGTGTTCAACACAATTGGCGCTGGCCGGCGCGAGTCCGACGCGCCCATGGCCGGCAGACCAGCTGGAGCATTGGCCGATCGAGCGGCTGATACCCTACGCGAACAATGCCCGGTTTCATAGCGAGGCCGACCTCGCCAAAATCGCCGCCGCCATCTGCAAATGGGGATGGACGATGCCGGTGCTGGTCGACGAGGAGGGCGTGCTTATCGTCGGGCACGCGCGCGTCGGTGCGGCGGCAAAGCTGAAGCTAACGTCGATCCCGGTAATCGTCGCAAAGGGCTGGACCGAGGACGAGAAACGCGCCTATCGCTTGGCCGACAATCAACTGGCGGCGCGCGCGAGCTGGGACTTCGATCGGCTTAGTAACGAGCTCCGGGACCTCGAGTCCGCCGGTTTCGACCTCGGCCCGATTGGCTTCCAGCCGGACCGGCTGGAAGACATCCTGGCCGGTTTGAAGCTGAGCGGTCTGGCGGATCCCGATAGCGTCCTGGAAGTACCCAGTCGATCGGTCACGCGGCCTGGTGATCTATGGCTATTGGGAGACCACCGCGTCGGCTGCGGCGATAGCACCGGCGAGGCGGACGTCGAACCGGTATTGGCGGACTCGCACCCTCACCTGATGGTCACCGATCCGCCCTACGGGGTCGGATACGACCCGTCGTGGCGAGCGCGCGCCGGCCTCGGTTCCGGCAAGCTCGCGCAGGGCAAGGTGCTCAACGACGATCGCGCCGAGTGGCAGAAGGCGTATGTGCTGTTTCCCGGAGATGTCGCCTATGTCTGGCACGGGGCGCTGCACGGCGACATCGTCGCCGCCGGTCTGGCCGCCTGCCGGTTGCAGCCGCGCGCTCAAATTGTTTGGTCCAAGCAGCATTTTGCGTTGAGCCGCGGCGATTATCATTGGAAGCATGAGACCTGCTGGTACGCCGTGCGCGAGGGCAAGTCCAGCCACTGGCAGGGCGACCGCACCCAGACGACGGTCTGGGAAATCGCCAACAACAATCCTTTCGGCAGTCCGCAGCGCGAGCCGAGCTGGGGGCACGGCACCCAGAAGCCGGTCGAATGCATGCGCCGCCCGATCGTCAACAACAGCCGGCCCGGCCAGGCGATCTATGACCCGTTTCTTGGCTCGGGCACGAGTTTGATCGCGGCCGAAATGACCGGCCGCATCTGCTACGGTATCGAGATCAACCCCGCTTATGTCGATGTCATCGTGCGACGCTGGCAGGCCTTCACCGGGCGCGCGGCCAGGCATGAAGTCTCCGGGGAAGCGTTCGACGAGCGCACCCAAAGGCAGCACCACGATCAATCAGGAGCCGCACATGGCTAGACTAGCTTTTGCGGTGACTGATGCGATGCGCGAGAAGGTGCGGTACTTGGCGGGTGTCGGTCTTCCTCAGCACGACGTCGCCAAGATTATCGGCTGCTCGCCAAAAACGCTGCGCAAGCGTTTTCGCGACGAACTCGATCGCGGCGTCGCCGAAGCCAATGCGACAATGTTCGGCTATCTGTTCTCGGCCGCCAAGGCGGGCAATGTCACGGCGCAAATCTTCTGGCTGAAAACGAGAGCGAATTTACGGGAACGGACGGCGTCGGACGAGGCGGTTCCGGGCGTCGACGAGTCGATTTCACAGGTGGTCCTCCACCTCCCCGACAACAACCGAGATCCCGAGCTCACCGAGGTGCTGCGAAAAGCACAAGAAAGATACTTCGCTCGCAAACAACGGCGATAGCTGCCGTGCAATGCACGATCCCGCGGGAGGACATGGGGTCCACTGAAGTGACCATCCGGGAAATACTTCAAACTTTAAAATTATAGGGCATCGAATGAGCAAGTTTTACTTGTTAAACAAAACCGAGATCACCGATCTCGAAGCAAGGCCCGGGGAAATCGTGGGCGCTCGCGTCGATGACGGTCGCGATCCGGTTCCCGGCGACACGGGACAGCTGGTTCGACACAGGGAGTGTGACGATGTCGACATCATTGGCGACAACGATGTCGGCGCAGCCCGGCCCTCAATCCGACTTTCTGCGAACCCCGGCTGACATCTGCATCTACGGCGGCGCGGCGGGCGGCGGGAAAACGGTTGGGCTGATCCTGGAGCCGCTACGCCACGTCCGTCGGGTCGCGAACTTCACCGCGGTATTCTTCCGGCGCACAACCCCGCAGATCACCAACCCCGGAGCGTTATGGGACGAAAGCCGCAACTTCTATCCGCGGCTCGGCGGCGTCCCGCACCTCGGCGCGCGCGAATGGCGCTGGCCGCGTGGCGGCAAGATCAAGTTCGCGCACCTGCAATTCGATACCACGGTCTACGATTGGCAGGGGGCCCAGATTGCGCTCATCTGCTTCGACGAACTGACGCATTTTACGGCGGGTCAGTTCTTCTACATGGTCTCCCGCAACCGCTCAACCTGCGGTGTGCGGCCCTACATCCGCGCGACCTGCAACCCCGATGCGGACAGCTGGGTTGCCGACTTCCTGGCTTGGTGGATCGACCCGGAGACCGGGCTGCCGATCACCGAGCGCGCCGGCGTGCTGCGCTACTATGTCCGCGTTGCGGGAAAGATCGAGTGGGCCGATCGGCCTGAAGAATTGATGCAACACCTGCCGCGGCCAGAGGAGCTGCCGCCGGGCTTTGAGCTTCCGCGCCCGATCAGCGTCACCTTCATCCCGGCCAAGGTATTCGACAACCGGGCTCTGCTGCAGGTCAACCCCGACTATCTCGCCTGGCTGCTCTCGCTGCCGCTGCTCGAGCGCGAGCGGCTGCTGGAAGGCAATTGGAAGATCAGGCCGGCGGCGGGGCTCTACTTCAAGGGCGAGTGGTGTGGCGTCGTCAACGAGATCCCGGAGGATCTCGATGTCGTGCGCTATTGGGATCTCGCCGCCACCGAAAAGACCGAGTTCAACGACCCCGATTGGACGGTCGGCATCAAGTTCGGTCGCGACAAGAACCGCGGCTACTGGCTCTTGGACATGGTGCGCAAGCGGGCGAACCCGGGCGATGTGGAGAAATTGCTGCTCGATACCGCGACGCAGGACGGCAAACGGGTCCGCATCGGGTTTGGCCAAGATCCGGGGCAGGCCGGCAAGAGCCAGGCGCTTCATCTGGTGCGCGCGCTCAGTGGCTTCACCGTGACGCCGGCCCCGGAGAGCGGCGACAAGCTGACGCGGTTCGGACCGTTCAGCTCGCAGTGTCGCGCCGGCAACGTAAAGATCCGGCGAGGCCCCTGGAACGAGGAGCTGTTCCGCGTGCTCGAAGGTTTCCCCGATCTCGCCCATGACGACGAGGTCGACGCCTGCAGCGGCGCCTTGGAAATGCTCAATCCCGACACGAAGGGCTGGG